ATTACCAAATTTATAAGCGTGGTCAAAATAATATACATCTGACTTTGCCTTTTTCATTATATCACCTGTGCCTCTTAATACTCCAAAACAAGCAACAGGTTTTTTTAAATCTACACTTTTAAATTCAGGTCCATCTGTATGCCAACTGTACATAGGTGTGAATTTACTTTGACTTTGAATAAATGCTAGTACCATTTCATCTGTTCTACGTCCTGTTAACAATCCTTGTATCATTTTCTTAAATTTATTTCCGTTGTTTCTTCTTTTAATTTTAACCATTCTTCTGCATAATCACAATTTAAATAATCTGCAAACCAAGGTCCACCTTCTGTAAAATGTACATTATTTACTTTTTCTTTCTTTTCATATTCTCCTGCTAACCAATTCCACTCTAAAGGTAGTTCACCAATCATATCATCATTTTCTAACCATTTAAATTGGTGTAATTGTAATCCTGTTGCACTATTAACATAATCTGGTGTTAATGCTGTACACTTATCACAATTCATTAACATAAAACTTGACCAATTTTTCTTTTCATATTTTGTTTGTATTGCACCTAAAAATTTCTTTGTCTTTCTAGGTACATAATCGTGTTTACACACTTGTATAGCATATCTTTCATCCCTTAATCTCCACAGTTCAGCAACATCTGTAAACATTAACTGGTCACAATCCATAAACAATGCCCAACCCTTATAATTCATAAGGTGTGGTACTATAAATCTACTAAAACTAAATTCAGTTGATTCTATCTTACTACGTTCTCTAGTAAAATTATCTTTTATATTTTTTAAATATACTGGTGTAATAGATACAGGTCTGGTACTATGTTTTAATATACTATATGAAAGTACATTAAAGGCAACCTTCTCCTCACTATCATACCCAATAAAAATATTTATCATTACACTTTCATTCTTATGTTTTTACGCAACGCTCTTATTAATTCTCCAATCTTATCTACAATCGCAATTAGATTTGGATCCGTAATATAATGTTGTTCTTCCTTTAACTTATCATATTCTGCTAAAGGTATTGTAACCGTTCTATTAAGTTGGGTTTCATTTTCATATGTCAAGTTATGTGCATTGTCTTTGTCATCTTCGCCGTTTATCATTGTCATTGGTGTTTTCTCCATTCTGGACTATGTTGTTGTTTTTTTCTGCGACCTTTTCTATGGTCTATATATGGGTTTATAAATTTATCTCTTGCTATAATGTGTCCCATTTGTCCGTCACCTAGTGTTCGTTCACTATATTCAGGATTATCTTGATACAATTGTCTAGTACTGTCCAATGTATGACAATCTGTCCAAAAATTCTTTCCGCTTCTTTGTATATTATATACTGTATCTTTAACATAAAAATCTTTATAGTCTTTAAAAAATTGTAATGATACCTTTCGTGTATTATTAAATGCTACAAAACCTGCTTCTGTATATTGTTTAGGTCTACCATAAAACGATAAAAATATATTATCTGGTAAACAATCGTCAAACCATTTATCAGGTATCTGTTTCGTAAAAATACAATCACTATCTATATAATAAACTTTTTCTCCATATTTTTTTGCTGTTGATTGAGCAAATACTTTATAACTAAATCTTATTGCGTCTTCAAAAAAATTATTTACTTTTCTATGTTTATTTCTTTCTATAAATTTTTTACACTCTGGTTCAAATTCAAACAAATTATGATAATGTACATTGTTTATTTGAGGATAACTCTTTGGGTCATCTTCAACAAAAACATACATAGGCAATGTTTGTTGTGTTGCCAAATATGTTGTAATCAATTGATGAGCATACTGGTCATACAATTTTTTATTATAAGTTGTAACAAAAATCTTTTTCATCCTTCTCTTTTCATATCAGCACTCATCATATCTTTAACTAAACTATCTATGGTATGCTTAGGTTTCCATCCTAATTTTGTTTTTGCTTTTGTATTGTCACCTACTAATAAATCTACATCTGTAGGTCTAAAAAATTTAGGATTTGTTTTAATAATAAATTTTTTACTATGTTCGTCTATTATTTCGTGACCATTTACCTGATATTTTATCTTTAAATAATCTAAACATTTAAGTATAAATTCTTTAACCTGATATGTCTTACCAGTAGCAATAACATAATCTTCAGCTTTATCTTGTTGCAACATCAACCACATTGCTTCAACATAATCTTCAGCGTGTCCCCAATCTCTAAAACTTTCTAAATTACCTAATTCTAAAACTTTACCTGTCCGTGACCATTCTACTAATCCTTTTGTTATCTTTCTAGTTACAAATTCTTCACCTCTCATAGGACTTTCGTGGTTAAATAATATACCTGAACAAACAAATAAATTGTATGCCTCTCTATAATTAACAACCATATAATGTGAATATGCTTTTGCAACACCATAAGGACTTCTAGGATAAAATCTAGTAGTTTCTTTTTGTGGTGTTTCAGTAACCTTACCAAACATTTCACTAGTAGAAGCTTGATAAAATTTAATTTTAGGATTTACATCTTTAATCGCTTCTAATATATTTAAAACTCCTATTGAGTTTGTAAGTGTAGTAACTTGTGGTTGTTCAAATGACAATGCTACAAATGATTGAGCAGCCAAATTATAAAATTCATCTGGTTGAGTTTTAACTAATAATTTTGATATATTATAAGGTTCAGTTAAATCTATATCAACTAGTTCAATATCATTTCTAATACCTAATTCATCTAATCGCCAATATCTTTTGCCTGTATTTCGTCTTTGAGCACCATATACTTTGTACCCTTTCTCTAATAATAATTTAGCAAGATATCCACCATCTTGACCTGTGATACCTGTAATCAATGCTGACTTCATTGTATCAATTCCTTTATATAATGAAAAATCATATCTGAATCAAATTCTTGGAGAGTAAATTCTGTATAAGATACCATTTTATACCATTCTAAAACTTCTTCAGGTTCAGCATAATATAAATCTTCTATCTTATCAATATTAGTATTTTCTAATTCAACTCCAAAATTATATTTTGAAGTAATACAAGGTATTCCTAAATTAATGAGTTGAAAAATACTTGTACTTTCTCCTAACACCCCACAATAAACCCTATCTATAATAGAATTTAAAGTTACATCTCTATCCACAACTTCAACATCTTCCACTAAATCTTCAATTACAATTTTACTATGTGGGTGTGGTTTAACTAAAATTTTTCTTGTAGTTGCTTTTCTAACTTTTTCAACAGTAGTTTTAATAAATTCAGTTACAGGCATAGAAGATGTTGGGTCGTGTTCTAAACCAGGCACAATTAAAACTGCACCATCTTTATTATTTTTCCATTTATGATTGTATATATTATCTAGGGTTACGTCTGGATTATATCTGTGTGTCAACATAATCATATTATTTAATCTTTGGAAATTTAGAGGTTTACACCATTTAGTTTTTCCATATGTCCATTGATTTTTTCCCATACGGTAATATCTTGGACCTGTTTTTTTATACCAAGTGTCTATGTAATTACATTTAATTCTACTTAATGTTGCACTTTCAGTAACTAATAATGGTTTTCTATATTTTTTTGATAGACTACTAGCTTTGAGGTTAATATATTCCATCCAAGCAAATCTATTAAAATCTATAACTTTTCCAAACTTATCTTTTTCTAAATCAGCTGTTTTATATTTTTGTCTTTTAGGACTTGTACTGCCCCAAGTTCCATCAACCAAATAAGCGTCACAATTTATAATTCTTACAACATCTTCTTCAGATAAAAGTTTACTTACTGGATATTTAAAAATTCTATGAAGTGATAAATTTTCTTTCTTACCCCAATGCTTTATTGAGTGTTCAATAGCAGATATCGCATTAGAAGTTCCTAAACTAACTATTTTTAACATTTTCATTCTCTATTTTATAAAAAGTATATTTAACTGTTAATTCTTCCCACGCCTTTACAGGTCGTGAAGTATATAAAAAATACTTATTATATTGTTCAACCTCTTTAAGTCCTAGGACTCCTTTTATCTTTATACAATTTGGTTTATCACTATGATTAACAAACCCACCTAACGGTGTTCTTATAATTTCTCCATCAACAAGTACGTGAGATAAACCTAACTTTACATCTTTCTCAATAAACTTTGTTGTAAATAATCCTTGACCTTCTATAGAAGATTTTTTAATTATTAATCCATCTGGTAATGGTTTATACATTTGGGTATGATTCCTTTGATATAAATGTTTGCTTAACAATAGCCTTTTGTTCTTCTATATTCTCTACATAATATCCTTCAATATGAGTATACCCATATCTTTTTGCCCAATAAACTCTTTTATTACCTGTATGTACTGCAAGTCCAGGTATACAGTTGCCATCTTTATCTTTAGGCCATCTTTTTTCTTTTAACCAATAATGTTCTAGGTCAGTATAGATAATTGGATATATCATACCTGCACCTTCAATACTATCTTTAAAATTTGGATATCTTTTTTTCATCCAATTAAGATTAGCAGTTAACATCAAATCATTTACACTTACTAATTCTACTTTAGGTGCAATATGTTTTAAAGGTGAATGCTGGCACGTAATATGTTTTTTTGCTCGTAAGAATCTCCTATTGTATATCATATATGTATCTCATCAAGTTCTAAATCAATGCCTTGTAATTCATCTGGTTTACCTTTTGGATATGTTGGATATAGTTTAAATACTTCTCCTGTATCATCATTTTTACATCCTGCAACTAACCAATCCCATTTAAAATCTCCATCTATAACAAACTCATTCATCACTTCATATCTTCTATCAGGTTTTTGTTTAAGTAATTCTTCCTTACACGCTTCCATAGTTGGATAATACCCTTCCATTTGAAACGTTTGTTGCGTTGCAACTGGATCCATACCAATTAGATATGCTAATATTAAAATTTTAAATGGTCCCATAATTTGCCTTTGCTATATACCAGCTATCAACTATATCTGATACTGGATTGCCTGCCTTTTCTGTATCTAATAACTTCTTTAAATTTGTTTTTGTATCTTTACTAAATTGTTCATACATCATTTCTTTATCTGCATTACCTTTACCTGTAGCAAGTTTCTTAACAACACTTGGTACAATAACATTATAACTCCATTTTTGTTCTGATAATCTATATTTAAGTATACCACAATTTTCTGCTATTTGAAATAATGCTCTACCTTTAGAACCATATGAATAGTTTTCAATTGCTATTGATGGTCCAATGCCAACAGTATGGTCTCCTGGGTGATATAAGCGTAAAACTTTTAAAACCCAATCAGAAATTTGAGTAAATCTTTGGATAGGGTCTGTATATGGTTGATGTTCAGAACCATTTATATTACCAAATATACCTAAATGTTTCTTCTTATTAGTAAGAAAATAAAAACGACTATGTTCAAATATAAAGTCATCTGTTACACATATTGCAGGACTTGTCATACTATAATCAATCCCAACTTGGTTCATCTTCATTTTCATTTACCTCTTCTTCTTGTTCATCTAGTTCATCTTCTAATTCATAACTACAAAATGGGCACACTGTCACTCGTTGTTCCGTTTTATCTTCATCATAGATAATAGAAAATTTTGTATTACAATTAGCACAATGCCTTTTATATTTTTTAGTTAACTCATCATCATCCATAAAAATATATTCAATTATAATTTAAATTTCTTAAATTGATCCTTTTGAACATCTTGTTTAATTCCGCCTATAACATAACTTTCAATTTCTGTTTCTTGTGGTGCATTTTGTAATGACCTACTATTTAACCAATGGTCTGCCCAAGGCAATGGATTTGTCTTTTGGTCATATTGTGGGTCTAATCCAATTGCTTTCATTCTACGATTTGCCATATACTCTACATATTGGTGTAATAATTTTTCTGATAAACCTATCATAGAACCTTTTGAAAATAAATGGGTTGCCCAACGTTTCTCTTGTCCTACTCCGTGTTCATACATTTTATAAACTTCTTTTTCTGTATCTCTCATCACTTTGTTCATAGTTTTATCGTGTTCTAATTCACGATAGTTGTTAAGTATTCTTTGTGTTATTAACAAATGTAAACTTTCATCCCTTGCAATTAATGAAAGTATTTTAGCAGAACCTTCTAACATTTTTAATTCACCAAAAGCAAATGAACAAGCAAAAGAAACATAAAATCTTAAACCTTCTAATATATTAACTGTCATTAACGTTAAATATAATTTCTTTTTTAACTCATACATATCAACACTATCAGGTTTTAATGTCCATTTATAACCTAAATGCATTAAATCATCATACGTTTGTGTAATACTATTTGCCCTACTTTCAATCTTTTCATCTGTAATAATAGTATCAAAAACTTCACTAGGGTCGGAATATAAATTCTTAATAATGTATGTATAAGAGCGACTATGAATACTTTCCATAAAGTCCCAAGCGATTATACAACTTTCTAATTCAGGTATAGATACAAATGGTAAAAATGCCAAACAAGGACCTCGTCCTTGCACACTATCCATCATTGTTTGATATTTTAAATTAGATGTAAATATAAATTTACCTTGTTCAGATAAAACTTTATAATCTGCCATATCTTTTTGCAAAGATATTTCTTCAGGTCTCCAAAAATAACCTAATTGTCTTTGACAAAGTTTATCAAATATAGGATACTTCATATTATCATATCTTTGTACTTGTAAACTCTTACCAAAAAACATAGGTTGTTTTGTAAAGTCTAAATTCTTTTCTGTATTAAATACACTTCTAATCATTTTTTTGTTTGTAATGTTTGTGTGAATCATAATTTGGTTTAAGAAATCTACTATCGTTATCTATCGGTTCTAATTCGTCTTGTAATCTTTCTGATTCTGTTAACTCATAATGGTGGTTATCACTATCACCTGCTGTCCATTTACTTACATTATCTACACTATACTCTCTAGTAGATACTTTATAATCTGGTCTTCTTGGTTTACTAGGTGTTAATGATTTATCATAAAACAAAACTCTATTATTAGGTTGAGCTGCAAAATGTCCATTATCTAATTTTATTATATTAAAAGATTTATGTTGACTTGGAGTTTCACTATACCCTACATTGTTTTCTTTA